CAAACCAAATATATTTGAGATTTGGAAAGATAACGTAATGATAAACCAAGATGCTGCAGCCAAGGATTACCAAGCTTACCTTGAGCAAAACATTCTTAATCTAAATTATAAATCTTTTAATCAAATCGTTATTCTTGGTAGTGCAACGTATGTTCCGTTTATGGAATTACCTGCTCACTCACGTAGAGAAATCATCGAAGATTTGTTAGATATTCAAGTGTTTAGTACAATGAATACGTTACTTAAGGATCGTGTATCTGGTAATAAAGAATCAATTACTGAAAACAGTTATCAGATGGATTTAATGGAATCAAAGTTAACTTCTGCTAAAGAACATAACGCATCCATTCGTAAAATTCGCGAGGATGAGGTTGAAAAGATCCGTGAAAAGATGGCTGTTCATATCAAAGAAATTGAAGATGCCAAGATAGTTATGGATAAGGAACAAGATGTTATCGAAGGTTACGCAAACGAAATCGGTGATAAAGGCGAAACAAAAAATAAATCTGAAAAAGCTAAATCATTACGTCGAGATATTGAAGGTCAAATGCGTGCTCACCAAAAAGAGTTATCTTTCTATAAAGACCACGATGATTGCCCAACATGTAAGCAAGGTATTGAACATGAGTTTAAAGCCGGTATTATAAGTGAAAAGGATGATAAGGTTGCTGAACTAGTAAATGGTTTAGAAAAGCTTGCTGTTAAATCAAAAGAATATGAAGATCGTTTAGAAGTTATCTCTGGTATAGAAGACCAGATCCGAGATGTTAACTTACGTATTGGCGATCAACGAGCCACTGTTAAAGTTGCCAAGAATGCGTTGGTATCATATAAGAATGAGTTAGTGTCTGCTGAAGAACAAGTTGAAGCTGTTGATACTACTAAGTTACAAGAGATCAGTGATAGACTTAAGAGTACTGAAGTTGAACAACAAGATTTGTTTGAAAATAAAGAAGTACTTACTGTTGTTCAAGCCATGTTACGTGATGGTGGTATTAAGACTCGTATTATTCGACAATATATACCTGTAATGAATAAGTTGATTAATAAGTACCTTGGATCGTTTGATTTGTTTGTTGACTTCCAATTAGATGAAAACTTTAATGAAGTAATCAAATCTCGTTTCCGTGATGCCTTTTCATACGCTTCGTTTTCAGAAGGTGAAAAGCTTAGAATTACTCTAGCAATTATGTTGGCTTGGCGTTCAGTTGCCAAACTTCGTAACTCAGTATCAACTAATTTGTTATTGCTTGACGAAACTTTAGATGGAGCACTTGATGGTGTTGGCATTGAAAGTTTGATTGATACTTTACATAATCTTAATGCAGACGATAACATCTTTGTTATCTCACATCGTGGTCACCAGTTTGGTGATAAATTTGATAATCATATTCGCTTTAAAAAGGTAAAGAACTTTAGCGAAATAACAGCTTAGGAGTCGCTAATGCGCCATAGTATAGAAGATTTAATCAAACGTATAAATGTAATGCAAGAGAAAGCAATCTTGTTGCATCGAGTTCGTAATGAATTTGCTGAAATCTCTTATAAGGAATATGACAAGGTAGTATGCCAAAACCTTATTGATGATATTCAAGCTATGGCGCTGGGGATTGCTAATGATAAAGAAGGTGACGAAATTATAACTGAAATGGATTCTTGGAAAGAAAAAGGTTGACATTGCTAACAAACTGTGTTAGTATTATTTTATATTATGTTTAAGGATACACATGTCTAAATTTTATACGTCGGTCGAACGTTACGGCCAAAACATTCTCTGGCGCGGTTATGATGCCAATGGTAAAAAGTTTGCCAAGAAGGTTCAGTTTGAGCCTACATTATATTGTAACACTAAAGACAACGCACCAAGTGATTTCCGTTCGCTACAAGGTGACGTACCTTTGATGCCAATGAAACAAGACAGCATGAGAGATGCCAAGGAGTTTATTGAGCGTTACAAAGATGTGTATGGCATGACTATCGCTGGTAGTTCAAATTATGTTGCACAGTTTATTCAACAAGAATATCCTAACGATATTAAATTTGATCCAACTAAAATCAATATCGTATCATTTGATATTGAGGTTGACATCGCGGACGGTTATCCTGATGTTGATTTCGCTGATAAAGAAATTACATCTATCGCTTATAAATCTTCAAAGTCTTCTGACTACCACCTACTTGGTCGTAAAGATTATGATAAGTCTAAAACTCTACTTGATATTGATCCAGACAACATTCACTTTATGAAGTTTGATACTGAGCATGCTTTGCTCAAACGCTTTAAAGAGTTATGGATTAATGACTATCCTGATATTGTTACAGGTTGGAACGTAGAGTACTTCGACATTCAATACATTATTACTCGTATGAAAAATCTATTTGGTGAGGAATGGGTAAAGGATTTATCTCCTTGGCGCAGCCTTCGCCCATCTGGTCGAGAGTTCTTTGGCAAAATGCAAAATACATATCAGATCAGTGGCATTGCAGTTGTTGACTATATGGATTGTTTCAAAAAGTTTGGTTATAAGTATGGACCACAAGAGTCGTGGAAACTTGATCATATCGCATATGTTGTACTTGGAGAAAAGAAATTAGATTACTCTGAATATGGTAACCTTAATGCGTTGTATGAACAAAACCCTCAACTATATCTTGACTATAACCTTAAAGATACGTGGTTAATTCAAAAGTTTGAGGATGAAACCTCGCTGCTTCAATTGGTTATGACGGTTGCTTATGGTGGCGGTGTAAACTACAATGATGCATTTGGCACAGTTGGTATTTGGGAAACAACCTTATATCGTAAACTAATTCTCGATGGTCGTGTACCACCAATCAAAGGTGGTCCTGGGCAACGTGCTGGCGATCTTGTTGGTGGTTATGTTAAAGATCCAAAGGTTGGTATGCATCCTTGGATTGTATCTTTTGATTTGAACTCTCTGTATCCACACCTTATGCTACAATATAATATGTCACCAGAAACATATCTTCCTGATGAACGAGATTTCGTCAACCAAGATATGGTATTGAAAGGTACGTATCAATCTGAACATAAGAAGATGTCAGTAGCAGCCAATGGCGCATGTTTTACTAACGAGTTCAAAGGTATTATCCCATCTATCATTGATGAATATTATGGTAATCGTAAAGTTATTAAACAAAACATGTTGAAGGTTGAGCAGCAGCTCGAGGATGCAACTGAACCAAGTGAAATCAAACGGTTGAAACGTGAAGCAAACCAATTACACAATGCTCAAATGGCTATCAAAATTGCTATGAACTCCTTGTATGGTGCTACTGCTAATATTTACTTCTTGTACTATATTAACGATATGGCTGAAGCGATTACTACATCTGGTCAATTATCAATTCGTTGGGCTCAGAAATCAGTAAATGATTATCTCAACAAAATATTAAAAACCGATAAAGACTATATCGTTTATATTGATACTGACTCTATCTATGTTGATATGGCTCCTATCGTTCAGAATGCTTTTGGTACTGTCGATGTTGATCGTAAGAAAGGCGAAGAGTTCCTTGATAAAGTTTGCCAAATGAAAATTGAACCAGTACTCGAAGCTGGTTACGATGTGCTAGCTAAAAAGATGGGTGCTTATCGCCAAGCGATGGGTATGAAACGAGAAAAGATTACTGATAAGTCTGTGTTCATTGCTAAGAAGCGTTACATTATGAATACTCTTAACTCTGAAGGTGTTCACTATGATGAGCCTAAGGTATCAGTAACTGGTTTGGAATCAGTACGTTCATCAACGCCAGAAGTATGTCGTGAAGAGTTAAAGAAATCGTTTAAGGTTATTATGAACGATGGTGAAGAAGCAACGCAAGACTTTATTGCTAACTTCAAAGAAAAGTTCTTTAGTCTTGGCGCAGAGGATATTGCTAAAAACTCTGGTACTGATAACATTGATAAGTATCGCGAGAGTGGATCTCTGTACAAAAAAGGTTGCCCTATGCACGTACGTGGTGCTATTCTATATAATCATTATATGAAACAAGCCAACTTGCAAAAACGTTATAACGAAATTAATGGTGGCGATAAAATCAAGTTCGTATACCTTAAGACGCCAAATCCAATCAAAGAAAACATTATATCATTCCCAGGTGTATTACCACCTGAGATGGAGTTGGTTAAATATATTGACTATGAGAAACAATTTGAAAAAGTATTCCTAAGTCCGTTAGAAGCCATACTTGATGCTGTCGGTTGGACAACGGAAAAAGTAAACACTGTTGACAGCTTTTTTGTATAGGGGGAAAATACAATGAAAACTAAAGAAGATATAGAATACAGACTCGACCTCATTACTAAGGAACATGCTAAGCAGCATCAAATGGTTGAAGTATTGGAAGCTGAAAAGGCACCAGAAAAACATGTTAAAGCTGCAAAGGTTAAAAAGCTTAAACTTAAAGATGAAATAGAATACTTGTCAAATTTAAAAATTGGTTGACATATATGCTATACTGTGATACGATTGTAACATCAACTAATAAAGGATTATAATATGAGTGACTTTTCTAACGATATGTATATGATGCATAATAAGTTTGGCGTACGTGAATGGTTTGAAGCCAACAAAGATAACAAAGACTTAATGGAAAAATACCTAAAGTTTCGATTATCAATGTGTAAAGAGGAACTAGACGAAACGATGGATGCTATTGAAGCCAAAGATCCTGAAGAAATCGTTGATGGTCTAATTGATATGTGTGTATTCGCTTTAGGTACACTCGACGTATTTGGTGTTGATGCAAATATGGCTTGGAATAAAGTTTATGAAGCAAACGCTGCCAAAGATGTAGGTGTTAAAGAAGGCCGGCCCAACCCTTTTGGACTTCCAGATTTGATTAAGCCGTCAGGATGGGTAGCTCCATCTCACGAAGGTAACCACGGTGATTTAGAGAAAGCTTTATAATGGAAGATGAGCCATCAAAAACTTGGATAAAACCTAAAGAACCTGCTAAATTAGAAGCATTAAGAAAAGCATTATCTGATCTCAATATAGATTATGCAATAAGTAAAAGAGATCAAAACTTAATAACTATTAACTTATGGGTAGGCGAAAATTAAAATAAATTAATTATTTTACCATGTTAGCGGTATCACTGCTGATTTAGGGATCTCCTATAACATAAATAATATTACATTGTTTAATATTTGGAGGTCCCACCATGTGCTCACCAGAAGTACGTAAAGAAGCCAACCGTTTGAATTGGATGGTAAAAGGTCAATTAATTGATAAAGCAGAACCTGACTCTGTAGTTGAATACCTTTATGATAGTTATTTTAAAAGATTATGGGGCAATCACGAAAGATGCCAATATGCCGAAGAAGGTTTCGATGCAGCATATGAATATCGTGTACAAGAACTCCTTACCGCAGAAATGAAACATGTAGCTCAACTTGGTTACGATTAATTTCACATGAAATGAAATTAACTATTGACATTCCCGCATTTAGTTGGTATATTAGAATCAACAAATAAAGGAATATATAAAATGTCTACAGATTTACGAAACGTACCAAACTTATCTTCAACTACTGAATTAAACCAAACTCGTTTTTGGGGCGGACAAGATCGCAAGCAGTGTGTTCAGATAACACAGAAAAAACCTCGTGGATGGGAAAAGCCTACTACATCAAATGGCTTTTTTAACCATATAGATTTGACTCGTGAG